CGGAGAGTCACTTCACCATTGACGACTTCTTTTACCGCTTTTTCGGAAAGCGGAGACGTGTACGACCTTTTCGGGAGAGATCCCGTGCTGAAGGACTATAATAAGTTGGAAGTGATTCGCATGAAGATAGAGGATCTGGAAGGTAGGAAATCGTTCTTAGCCAAGGGAGGCTTGGAACTTTCAAAAGTAAGGGTCTTTCTTGCAGAGGTGGAAGGGCGGCTTAGGCTGCCACAATACATGGCCTACATCCCTCTGAGGGAAAGTTACAACGTAGTGAAGAGTTCGGTGATGAGGTTACTAGAGCCAGGCGGGCTCGGTACCCAGCCATTTGGATTGTTGGCTGTCGGTGATCCCGGGACTGGGAAGTCTGCTGTCCAGAAGGGACTAGAGCAGATGTTGAAGGTTCGTAACGGCATCCCTGCGGATGGGAAAATCACGTTAACGCTGCAAGATGTGGATCATCAGATCGTGCCCATGGTAACACTACTGGTGGTTATGAATGATATGGGGACAGCTAAGGACGATACGCTCCCGTTGAGTTTGATTCCACTTCTGCAGAGACATACGGATGTTTCGCCTTTGAGGGAGAATACGGCGGCACTAGATGAGAAGAAAACCTCTAGTCACAATGCGCAAATCTTTCTTGGTACGACGAATTCGGTGAGGTACCAGGCAACGAAGTCTGTCGGTTATGCTAACAAGCTTAATCGACGATTTCTGGTGTTGTACATGAAGTGGACACAGTATGCTCATGATTTGGCTGCAGCAGGCAAGTATGATGTGGGATATACGTGGGCCAAAGTAGGAGGAAAGCAAGTGAAAAGTCCGTTGGTGTTGTACAGGTTCGGGTACATGGACAACGATAACTCTAACTGGATACACTTCGTGCCCTCTAAGTTTGAGTTTGAGACGACATCACATTCGGTGGCTATGCAGTACGTGCACCGGAAGTTTGAGATCCATAGATCGAGTCAGACAGAGGCTCCGGATGTCGTGCAGGAATGCCCTTCGGGTGTTTGTGTGGACCAGTGCCTGTGTTCTCTGTCGATGTTGGAGTTTCTCAAGCTCGGGAAGGTTACCGGTTCAGTCGAGGGACCGGACGATCTGGCTAGAGATTTCCCACAAGGATTTCTCTCCCCGGAGGGGAACTTGTTGTCTCAAACGAATAGTCGCCACCTTGATTTGGAAGAAGAAGAGTACCTCGAGACCGAGGAAACGGTATTCGGGAAGCATGAAGGTCCGAATTACGAGGTGTTCCCGGACTTTACGACGATGTCGGGACTATACTCTCTGGCGGGAGAGGGCTGGGACGCGATTCGTCGTGCTTTAGTCAAGATTGAGAGTAAGAAGGTGGAGATTGCCGTGGGTTGTCTGATTGTAGGACTGATGGCACAAGCCATAGTCGGATATGCAGAACGACCCGAGGCCTTGCTCAGAGGTACTTCCCCGGACGTCCCCGTGGAGAGTAGTGGACAACCCACCTTCCCAG